GTGGTTCAAGGATAAGCAGCAGGAACAAGCCGAGGCGCTGCAATTTGTCCGTGACCTGATGGCCGCGCCCATCCCCATGATCTGCATTGAGAACCCCATCAGCATCATCAGCAGCCGCATCCGCAAGCCCGATCAGATTATCCAGCCGTGGCAATTCGGGCACGGCGAGACGAAGGCCACCTGCCTGTGGCTCAAGGGTCTACCCAAGCTGGTGCCAACGAACATCGTAGACGGCAGGGAAGCGCGCATCCACAAGATGGCGCCCGGTCCTGACCGCTGGCGCGAACGCTCGCGCACGTACCAGGGGATCGCGGACGCGATGGCGGATCAGTGGGGCGGGCTGGGGATCGCGGTGCAGGCGAGTGCTAGTCCGAGGCCGGGGAAATTGTTGCGGGAGCGGCGATGAGGGTGGAGCGGATTGGCCTGGCAATCCTGCACCTCGGGGACGCCTTGGAGATTGTGCCTAGCCTTGCGGGTGTTGGCGCGGTTATTACTGACCCGCCCTACGGGATGGGCTTCCAGTCTAACCATAGGGAAGTGGCGCACGCGCCAATCGCCAATGACGGCGACGACGCAATGCTGCAGTGGGCGTGCGGTATTCCCGTGTCGCATTCCCGCTATGTGTTCTGCAGGTGGGACAACCTTGGGTCGGTGCCACCGCCGAAGTCGTGCATCACATGGGTTAAGAACAACTGGTCTATGGGCGATCTTGACCACGAGCACGCGCGGCAGACTGAGGTTGCGTTGTTTTGGCCGGGGCCAGCGCACGACTGGCCGAAGAAGCGCCCCACGGACGTGGTACACGCGCCACGCACCGGGAACGAATGGCACCCCACTGAAAAGCCGGTTGTTCTTATGGAGCAATTCTGCGAGTGGACGCGCGGGACGGTCTTAGACCCATTCATGGGCAGCGGGACAACGGGCGTTGCTTGCGCCAATCTTGGACGGAGGTTCTATGGCGTCGAGATTGACCCCAAGCACTTTGACTCCGCGTGCAAGCGAATAGAGAACGCATACCGCCAAACGAGGTTATTCGCATGATCTACGCGGCCGGACACGATCCCGCTACGTTCGTCCTGTACTCGCAGGACGCGCCGACCTACATCAAGGTGGTGTTCAGCGTCGCGGAACAGGACGCGCTCATGTCTGCCCTGCTGACGCACTGGCGGGCCAACGGGCGGGACGTGAGCCTGTGCGAGCGATTCGCGGAGGAAACGCCGGATGGCTGACGACTACAGCGGCGACATTATCGACGCAGCGCACTGGCTGCGAGCAGCGTACACAGCAGCGCAACGGGAGGATTGGGCAGCTATGGCAAATGTACTGCTAGAGGCGGTCAAGCACACGGAGAAGGCGGAATTGTGGGCGCGGCGCAAAGTCCGCGACAGCCAATGACCTTCACTCCCGGCCAGTTAGTCGTAACCCCTACGGGGCGCATCGCCAAGGTCGTGGGCGAGAACGAGGACGGGCGGCTAGACCTGCGCTACCAGGACTGTGCGCCACTGGATGCGCCGGTATCGCTACAGCCCAAGCTGCTGCGTGCGGCGAACGAGGTAACGCTGGTGCTGCATGTGGGGCGCAAGTGAAAGGCGACAGCCTGTCCGATTTCGACCTGATGTGGGGCCGTCTGCTGATGTGGGGGAGGTGGGGCAGGCAGGACACATGCCGGCCCGATCCTGAATCAGTGGTCGCGGGCATCTACCACATGGGCCGCGCCGACCGTAAGGGCGACGACGAAGAGGACGCGCCCGAAGACCCGCCCGAGCCGATCAACGCGCGGGACTGCGACAACCTAGACGGGTTCATCCGCCAGCTACGCGGCGACCATCGCAAGCACATCCGCATCTACTTCTACAAGCGCCAGCACGTCTACCGCCCTCTGCTGGACGAGGCGGTGCGCGCCATGTGCGATGCGGAAGAGGCCAACCAGCGGACCAACCGGAGGATGCGGGGATGACCATACGCGAGCGGATATGGCGGTTCATTAAGGCTGCGGACCATCCGGTAGGGCCGTCCGAGATTGGCGCCGCCCTGGATATGGACCCCGAGCGGGTTAGCCATCACTTGCGCCACATGCGGAAGTGGTGCGACATGGTGATGGAGGGCCGAGCGCGATTGACGGTCTACAGCATCCCCAAGGGCGCCACCTACAAGTGCCCCGGCAGGGGCAGTAGCCCGAACAGCCGCAGCAACCTACAGCCGTGGGACTGGCGCAAAGGGTACGAGGCTATGCGCAGGGTCCGAGGCATGACGCCACACGTCCCAAAGCCGACGTTCACGGATTTGGAGTTGTGCTGGCCTTCTATGATAAGGGGCCGATGAATATGTATGCTGTCGGTGCGGGCTGGATAAACACGCCCATAGAAAACGTAACGGCTGCCGAAATGGCGGCCGTTTGCACATGATCGCCTACCTACGCTGGCTCTGGTACACGCTGACCGGCAAAGAGGCGGTGCGGCTGAATCTCACTTATCGCGCGCGGCGGCTGGTCGTTGGTCCGCGCACCTATCGCCCAGACAGGGGAATATTCATGGCACGTATCGGTGACAAGTTCGTAGCAACCATCGCCCCGACCAACGCTGCGGGCAAGCCCGCGCCGGTTACGGACGTGTTCTTTGAAGAACTGTCCGACCTGTACGACGTGGAGTCGGTATCCGCTGACGGACTGTCGGCTACGTTCGTCGCGGTCAAGTCTGGATCGGGCGCAACGGTCACGGTAACGGCGAAGAGCAAGAGCGGCGCCACCCTGACGGACGCCAAGGCCCTGCCGGATGTGGACGAGCCGGCGCCGGATGAGGAAGCGACGGCGCTCAACCTGACCGTTGCCTAGCCACTATTGGCGCTATCGCCGCTACTGGCTGACGCAAGCCCCGCTGCGGAATGTGTGGGCTGAACTGTGTTGGCTAATCAAACGGATAGGAAATAGAACAACGTGCCCGCACCCATCGGCAACCAGAACGCCAAAGTAGGCCGCGAATGGCGCGAGGCATTGCGTCGAGCTATGGCGCACAAGGCTGATGGCGACTACCGCAACACCCTGCTGCGCATCGCTGGGGCGGTGGTAGACAAGGCGCTAGAGGGTGAGGCGGTGGCGTGGCAGGAGATAGCCAACCGCGAGGATGGCAAGCCTACACAGGCCATCTCTGGCGATCCCGAGGGCGAGCCGATCCAGGCCAGCATCCGGGTACTGTTTGGACGAGATTGAGGCGCGGTTTCCGCCCAAGCTAGAGTTCCTGTTCGGCCCGAAGCGTTACAAGGTTGCCTATGGCGGCCGGGGTGGCGCGAAGAGTTGGGGCTTTGCCCGTGCGCTGCTCATCATGGCGGCGAATCGCCCGCTTCGCGTCCTGTGTGCGCGAGAGGTGCAGAAGTCCATCAAGGACTCTGTCCACCAGCTTCTGACAGACCAGATTGACGCCCTTGGGCTTGGGGGCGCTTACGACGTACTCACGACTGAGATACGCGGCAAGAACGGTTCCTTGTTTCTGTTCAGCGGGCTGGCAGACCAGACGGTCGAGTCGATCAAGTCGTTTGAGGGCATCGACGTTGTCTGGGTAGAAGAGGCTAGAGCAGTTAGCAAGCGGTCGTGGAAGATTCTCATTCCCACGATTCGCAAGGACGAGTCTGAGATTTGGGTGAGTTTCAACCCCGAGCTAGACACGGACGAGACGTACCGGCGCTTTGTGCTCAACCCGCCACCAGATGCCACGGTGGTCAAGATCGGGTGGCAGCACAACCCGTGGTTCCCCGATGTCTTGGAGAAGGAGCGCCAAGACGCCCAGGCCCGCGACCCAGATGACTACGAGAACATCTGGGAGGGCGAGTGCAAGGCTGCGGTAGACGGGGCCATCTACGCCAAGGAACTAAGCCGCATCCAGCAAGAGGGGCGCATCTGCAATGTCCCGTATGACCCGAAGCTCAAGGTGCATGTGGTTTGCGATCTTGGCTTTAATGACAGCATGTCGATTGGGTTATATCAGCGGCACCTGTCTGAGTTGCGCCAGATTGACTATCTGGAGGACTCGCACCGGACGTTGGACAGTTACAGCGCCGAGTTGCGCGACAAGCGGCTCAATTGGGGGAAGATTTGGCTACCCCACGACGCGAAGCAAAAGACGCTAGCCTCTGCTGGGCAGAGCGTCGAGCAACTGATGCGCAAGCTGGGATGGGATGTTGGCCTAGTGCCTGACGTTGGAATAGAGAACGGCATTAAGGTTGCGCGGATGGCGCTGGGGCGCACGTACTTCGACCGAGAGAAAACGGTCAGGCAGCAGGAGTGCCTAAAGCGTTATCGGCGCGCGATCCCAACGACCACGGGCGAGCCGGGGGCGCCGATCCACGACGAATACAGCCACGGCTGCGACCAGTACAGGTACGCGGCCATCATTGCTGACCAGATGAAGAACGAGGGCTTCGACAAGATGCCCCCGATTGACTACAGCCGTATGGACAGGGGCATCGTGTGAAACGCAGAGGATTCTTCGGTGCGTTGACCGGGCTGATTGCCGCGCCCGTGATGGCTAAGGCGGTGAGCGAAATCCCTGAGGCTAAGCCTTGGCCCCAGCCGGATACCAAGTTTGAGCCGCCCGACTGGTCAAAGTACGACGACGCTACATGCTGCACCGCTCCCTATATGGGGCCGTATCAGGCCCGCACCTTCAAGAAAATCACACTCGAATAAGGACGCCTGTTGCCTAAATCCCCCGCGCTTACCGATGACGCCCTCCTGGCCGCAATCTCTGCTGCCGAGGACACGGCTATCGGTTCGACGCAGGGCGCGGTATCGACTGACCGGCAGGACGCGATTGACCGCTACTACGGCAAGCCGTATGGCGATGAGTTGCCGGGGCGCTCGTCTGTCGTGTCCCGCGACGTAGCCGACGTGGTTGAGGGCGTGGTGGCGAACGTGGTCAAGCCGTTCGTGGGTGGCGATGAGGTGGTCCAGTTCGACCCTATCGGCCCCGAGGATGAGGCTGCGGCAGAGCAGGAGACGGACTACGTTAACTTCGTGGCACTGGAGCGGAACAACGGCTTCGTGTGGCTGGTTAGCGCGATCAAGGACGCGCTGCTGCTGCGCACGGGCTACGTCAAGTGCCAGTGGGAGGTCAGGACCGACGCCATCACCGAGACGTACACGGGGCTGGGCGACGAGGAACTAGGCCTGCTCCTGCAAGACGGGGTCGAGGTCATCCAGCACAACGAGTACCCCGATCCGATGGCGCAGATGGCGGCGCAGATGCAGCAGCCGCAACAGCCCGCGATGGCGATGATGCAGGGGCAACAGCCGGGCGCTCAGCAGCCCCCGCCTGTGCCCATGTTG